TTTTCTTTTTAATTCTTTCATGTTACCTTTTTTATCAAGTAACCATCTTTGTCCGTGTTCAATTAAATCATCATAAGTTGCTGTTACACTTTCTGCTCTTTCAGTAATATACTTATCTGTCAAAATTTTATCAAATACCTCACCAGGGTCAGAATATACATTTTTTATAATGTATGTATAACTTCTACTATGAATACTTTCCATAAAGTCCCATACTAATATATGACCTTCTATTTCAGGTAAACTACAAAAAGGTAAGAAAGATAAACTAGGACCTCTACCTTGTACACTATCTAATAATGTTTGATATCTTAAATTAGATGTGAAGATATGTTTTTGTTCTGGTCTTAATTGTTGCCAATCATTTCTATCTTTTTGTAAAGATACTTCTTCTGGTCGCCAAAATAAACCTAGTTGATGTTGTGTCAGTTTATCAAAAACAGGATACTTAAATGTATCATACCTTTGTACTGAATTATCTTCACCAAAAAACATAGGTTGTTTAGTGAAATCTATTTTTGAATTAGTGTTGTAAACGCTCTTAGCCATTTTCTCCCTCTTTTAGTTCGTAAAAAAATTTGTCATCATCACCTGCTGTCCACTTTTGTTCACCTTCTACACTATACTCAACTGTAGAAACTTTGAAATCTGGAAACTTTAACTCACTAGGACTATAACTCTTATCATAAAATATAGTTCTATTGTTAGGTTGAGCAGCAAAGTGACCATTGTCTAATTTTATTATATTAAAACTTTTGTGTTGACTAGGCACTTCACTATAAGTTATATTTCTTTCTAAGTTTGTACTATTCGCATTGTCAACTGTAAACATGTACCAACCTTTGTACCAGTTTTTACCTGGCGACAAATACTTACATTGATTACCACTTAACATTTGTTTTTCAATAACTGTAATATCATAACTAAAACAATCCCATAACTGTAACTCAGTTAAAGGTATATCTTCTTTATAATCTTTTTTCCATACAAATGCTGATATGGGTAATTTATCAAACAGAGCACCATACTCTGGTAGATATGTTTCAAAATACAAGGCACGACCTTGTATTGATTTAATAGTGACCCATACACCTTCTATGAGTTCACCATGTCCCTTTTGTAAATCATATAGATATTCTTTTTTTACATAAACATCTATATGAGGGCAATTAACTGCTAAGTATGCCATTTCTATACCTCGTCATTTAATTCCTGCCCATTATAAGTCAAAGTATCATCTAAGTTTCTAAATCTTAATACTAATTTATAATGAGTGTTTTTTGTTTCGTCAACTGACCACCATTCTTCTAATGGGTCAAACATCATCATAGTACCTATTTTGTTACCTAAAGTGCCTGTTGAAAATCTATATTGTCCGCCAACAGACTTATTTATAGGAATATGAATGTCTAGTCTATTCCATGCTCTTTCGTTAGTATATGGTCTCTTATTACCTGGCACAGACTTTCTTATCTGTACATAATCTAGTCTAAGTCCTTGTTTTGTAGGTTCAAATAGTTTGATATGCTCTGCATGGTCTCTTAGTATTGCACCTATAAATTTTGTTTCTTCATCATATTTTTCAGGTAATTTTGTGCAATCAATATATTCATAACCAAACTTATCACATTGCACTAAATCTTTTTCTGTTTCAAATATGTCTATAAGTTTATTAGAGTTATCATTAAAATTTTTTGATTGTTTACATTTAATTATCATATGGCACAACTCTCACAATATTCTTCGTATTCTTCATCACTTTGAAACTCCGCTCTTGTTTTTAATTCATTTTCAGGACCACCTATACTATGACTAGGTTCGTCTTCGTCTCTTTTACTATCATATGTATTTTGATAATAAGAAGTCTTCCATCCTAATTTATATGTAGTCAACAAATCTTTTGCCATTACAGATATAGGCACTTCGTTGCCTTCGTATTGTTCAGGATTATATGACCAGTTACCAGATATTGCTTGGTCAAAGTATTTCTGCATTACAGAAACTATATTAATATATCCCTCATTGCCTTCCATTTCCCATAGTAAAGTATAGAAGTTTTTAAGATTAGGATATCCTGGTACTATTTGTTTGAGTGGACCTTTTTTACTTTTCTTAATAGACAAGTAGTCTCTTGGCGGTTCAATACCGTTCGTTTCATTTGACACCACAGACGAACTTTCACTAGGCATTTGCGCTGACAAAGTGCTATGTCTAAGTCCGTGTTCTTTGATACTCTTTCTAAGAGCAGACCAATCATAACTTAACTTTCTCTTAACAATACTATCAACGTCCTTCTTATAAGTGTCTATTGGTAGTATACCGTCTGAATATTTAGTTTTATCAAAGTATTCACAAGGTCCTTTCTCTTTTGCTATCTCGTTGGAAGCTTTGAGTAGATAGTATTGAAATGCCTCAGTAAACTCGTCCACCAGTCTCCAGGCGTCTTTGGAGGCGTAGGAAACCTTGTTCTTTGCTAAGAAATGAGCAAGACCAATATAACCAATGCCTAATGAACGTCTTGCTTTTGTACTAATTTCTGCTGCTTTGACAGGATAATTTTGATGTTCTATTATTTCTTCCAGACCTCTTACAGATAAATCACAAAGGTTTTCTAATTCTTCTTTGTTAGATACTGCACCCATATTGATGGCAGACAAGATACATAATGCTATCTCGCCTTTGCCATCTATATGCTGTATAGGGTCTGTGGGAAGTGTAATCTCTTGGCATAAGTTTGACATATTAACTTTGTCTTTGAAACTAGAATGAGAATTACAATGGTCAATATTCATAATATAGATACGACCTGTTTCTGCTCTTTCTTTTAATATATCCATAAACAATGTTTGTGCTGATATTTTCTTTTTACTAATTGATGTTTTTCTTTCATACATCATATACATATCGTCAAACTTATCTGTACCAAATGCGTCATAAAGACCTGGTACTTCATGTGGTGAAAATAAAGTTATATCTTCATTCTTAATAAATCTTTCGTAAAATAGTTTTGATATTTGTATAGAGTAATCTAATTTTCTAACTCTATTATCTTCCGTGCCTTTATTATTTTTTAAAACAATTATATCTTCTATCTCCTGGTGCCAAATAGGAAAGTGTACAGTCGCTGACCCACCTCTGACGCCGTTTTGAGTACAGCATTTAACTGTTGCCTCAAACTTTTTGAGGAACGGGACAACACCTGTATGTTGTACCTCGCCACCACGGATTCTACTATTGATACCCCTAATTCTACCAGCGTTAATACCAATGCCAGCCCTTTGGGCAACATAGCGACCAACAGCCATATCAGAGGAAAAGATACTAGGCAAAGTATCATCAATATCCACAAGCACACAACTAGCATACTGGCGAATAGGAGTTCTAACACCTGCCATAACTGGCGTAGGAATGTTAATAAGGTGGGAAGATATTGCATTATAGTATCTTTTAACATAATTCATCCTTTTTTCTTTTGAGTAATTTCTAAATAACGTAGCAGATATCATCATGTACATGAATTGTGGTGTTTCAAATATATCACCTGAACTTCTATCTTGTACAAGATATTTGTCAATCACTTGTCGAAGACCTGCATATGAAAACAGATAGTCTCTCTCATGGTTTATAAAACCATTCATCTGCTCAATGTCTTCTTCACTATACCATTTTAAAAAATCAGGATCATATACACCATGTTCAATACATGTGTTAATGTGTTTACTTAAATGTGGCAACTCCCACAATCTATGATATAGTTTTTTACGAAGTGAATATAATAATAATCTGGCAGCAACATATTGATAATTAGGATTTTCTAATGATATCAAATCATTTGCTGACTTAATCAAAATCTGTTGTATATCTTCAGTAGGTATCTGGTCATAGAATTGAATACCACTATTCATTTCTACTAAACTTTCAGATACGCCTGCTAAGTCTTTACAAGCATAACCTACCATTGAGTGTATTTTTTCTAAATCCAGAGGTTCTGTCCCTCTACCGTTTCTTTTAATAACATTTATTTGGGACAATCTATACCTCTTTCCAGTTGTTTAATTTTTGTTTTGCTGATAACTTTGAAAATGTATTACTACTTATAATGTCTTCTATCTCTACAGGCGATTTACCTGAAATAATTATATCATTGATATCTTTATCTTTTATATTCTTCGGCCAAATAAACACTTGATAATTATTATCAATTAATTTTTCCATCTTTTTTATTATTTCTGTATTTCTAGGTTCGTTATCAAAGATATACACAGCTTTGTTTTTTAATTGTTTCATTTCTAAATCAGAACCTGCAACTGCAATAGCATTGTCTAAGAACATACTATCTATAGGACCTTCTACAATCTTTACTTGTTTATTTACATCTAATCTATCTAACCCATAGATACGTCTTTTACTATCATCTATCTTAATAGTTATGTATTTAGGTTCTTCATTGCCAAATGCACGACCTTGAAAAGCAAAGACCGTGCCATTGACATCAAAGAAAGGGATAACTACTCTTGGATGGTCTTCTTTTATTATAGGGAACTTATTAGGTACTAAAGTATTTACCCATGTCATAAATTTATTTACAAAATAAAATCTATCAATATGGTCTTCTAGTTTTCTTTTGTAGATAAAATTAAGCGCTGGGTGATATTTTGGTAATTCAGAAAATTTTGGTAAGTTTTTTAAAACTTTATCTTTAAACTTTACAGGTTTAAAATCAAAGTCTGGTTCTTTTGTAGAGTGTGTATTACCTGTTTTGTATTTTTCAACAACATACTTTTTATATAATTGTACATCTAAGTATTCTATTAGTTTACCTACAGTTGTACCTTTACCACAATTGTGGCATTTATAGAACATATCATTTTTTACTCTATAAACAAAACCTCTTGCTTTGGTCTTTTTCTTTTGACTATCGCCACAATACGGACATCTGAAGTTATATAAGTTTTGAGACTTCTTCTTAAACCTGTCTAGTTTGTGTGAGATTGTGTGTAGGTACTGTATATCTATTGCTGACATAATAATTACTTATTATATCACATGACATCAATATTGTCAAGCTCTAAAATAACGAAAACTCCATCTTTTGCATAAGGAATCCTAGTAATATGGCGCCGCCAATAATCAACCAACGCCATCTTTCTAATACTCCAACTCTATCATCTAAACGTTTTGATACGCTTTCAATTGCCTCTCGTAAGTCTCTGGATTGTGTGGAAATCCTAGAGTGTAATTTTTCTAAATCTTCTTCCCATTCTCGTCTTCTTTGTTCAGTTAATGAAACTAAATCCTCTTGGGAAATATCTACTCGTCTAATCTTTTCTTCTTGTACTGCCAACATAGATTTGAGGTCAGCAGAAATACTTGTTAACTTAGATATTGCGTCATCAAGTCTTACATGTA